AGGTTTTGGCGGTCCAGCGGTAAATGGCGGTTGCAGTCTTCATTATGTTTTAACTTTCAGTTTTTTGTTGCAGGAGGGTTATTCCCTCCCTTTGATGAATGTAATT